CCCCCAACACCGAAAAGCCCGCCACAGGCGGCACAGGGGCCACAGTGAAGCCCTATTTGGTGCGGGTAACAATCCCTGATCTGTATATCAGGAAAGGCCCCGGCACCAACTACGGGAAAAATGGCTTCATCAAGCCCGGTGTTTATACCATCGTGGAGGAACGAACCGGGGCCGGTGCTTCCAAGTGGGGCAAGCTGAAAAGCGGCGCTGGTTGGATCAGTCTTGACTACGCAAAAAAGGCGTGATACCGTGTTATTAGTTTGTTACTACCGCCACCGATTTACCCCACTTTCTATGGGCTGAAATGTTCAGTATTTGGGTGCTTCGGAGCGTTGCGGAGCATGTAAAAAAGTCCGCAGTCCGATCTGCAGCAGAGTAAAGGCGCAGCCAGTCGGTCAGCTGCATTGTGACGAGCCACGGGCTTTTATTTTTTCGGTGGAACAGGGTTGGAGCGCCATCCCGGAAGCGGTGAGCGTCCCGGTCTGCCTGTTCCATGGCCCGTGCAATGTTCAACTGCTCCACGCGCTTGCACTCGATATGGACGCCGGGAAGCCCGGACGCATCCGGTACAGCGCCATAGGTCCTGTTCCCGCCCCAACTAACGGAGTAACCGGCACGGCGAAGATGCTCCACAAGCTCCCGTTCACCATCGGCCCCCTTCTTCTGCGATTTTGCGCCCACATTTGCCTCCTTCCTCTTTACGGGTTACGCCGGGTTACGATACAGAAAACCTGTAAAGCGTTGTGCCGCAAGGAATTCCGAAAATGTGGTCAGCTGTGGTCAGCCATTTCATAGTCCTTTCTACGCGAGAGAAAAATATTTACCCCTTGGAAAACCCTGACCACAGCTGACCACACCGCATTCGGAACCCCAATATATACCAAAACCTGTTTGCATCCCGGCCAGCTCCCGCCGGTCTCTTGCGCATGATTTCAGCATGGGCCTCCATCGCCTGTTTCCAGGTTGGCATACCCTCCGCACGGTGCCCGTTGCGCTCGCACCAGTCTTGATAGGCTCTGTATGCTTCCTCGGTTCTGATCTCTCCGTTTGGGTCTTTTTCCATCATCTCGTCAACGAAGCGGGCAATCTTATCGCTGTCCCGCCGATACTGGGCCGTAGCTTCCCGGACAGTGCGCGGTGCATCAAGCCCGGTCTCCTGCAACAACCGCAGCCCATCCAGGCACCAGTTGAGGATGCCGCTCAAGTTCTCCGTCTGCCGCAACCGCCGTTTCAGGGTCTTGTCCTGCTCTTCCTCGGAGAAGTGCCGGTTGAACGGGACCACTTTCACCCGCCCGGAATCAAACACTGTGGGGTCTGTCACCTTTGGCAAGTGGTTGGTGTTGATGAACAACTTGAATTGCGGGACAAACTCGAAGGAGTTTTCGTTGAGGAAACGAGCGTTGATGGTGTCCCGGCCCGTGAGAGTCTTTACCAAGCTGGCGGATAGGACCATCTGCTTTCCGGGTTCCGAGATATTGACCACACGTGCCCCCGCAAGCCTCGCTATGTCCTCCGTAGGGGCGTTGCTGTTAGTCTTGTCCTTCTGCGCAATGGTCTCGGGCCTCGCTGCCCGCCCATAGCCGCCCACTAGGGCCATGTATGTCTCCATCAGGGTCCCCTTGCCGTTCCGGGTTGTGGCCCCATAGAGTGTAAAGAAACACTCTTCCGATGTGTCCCCAGTCAGGCCGTACCCCATTGCCTTTTGCAGATAAATGGCGGTGTCCTTGTCCCCCTGCGTCACATCGTCGATGAACCGCTCCCACAGCTCGCTCGTGGCCTCCGGGTCATACTTTACGCCGGAGATCGTTGCCAGCAAGTCCCCAGGGGAGTGTGCCCGAAATTCCCGAGTGCGTAGGTCCAATGTCCCATTTTTGCAGTTGAACAGATAAGGGTCCTGGTCAAACTCAGTCATGCTCACGGGATGAACGCTGGCCGCGTCTTTTAGGATGGTTTCCCGATTGTTGCGTCGCTGCCACTTTCCCACGTGGGCCTGATATGCGATCCGCTGTTTTTCGTCCTGAATGGACAGCGCATAGACCGCCAGAGCATCCGCAAGGTCCTTGCATAGTTCCATGGCTTTCAGGTTGCCGCTGTCTGGCTCCCATACCCTTCCGTTGTAGATGTACCACCGCTTGCGTTCTGGCACATACCGAGCCTTGTTTTCATACCAATCAGCAAAGAGGTTTCCATTCCCAATATCGGTCCAGGCGTAGCGGTCATTTGCTTCGGGGCATAGGGCCGCTAGATTTGTTGCACCAGGTGCGGTTGAGTTCTCTGCGCTCCTGGTGCTGGGACGCACTGAAACTGGCTTTGGGCTAGATTCAAAAACCCCCTCCTTTAAGAGCCGTTCAAAATTCGTGCGGTCCATGCATCCACCTCTTCCCGTTCCTGGAATATCTTCGCCTGATCTTCTGGCGTCCCAGCCTCTAGCAGGTCCGAAAAATAACCCGCCCTTGCTGAAAACCGAACCGCGAGGGCCTCACGATCTGACAGCGGAGCCGGAAGCCGTTTCAGCGATGTGTGGGCTATGTAGCAGACCTCGTTCAGCCGGTCGATGGTCTTTCCTCTCCAGGTCTCAAAACGCTCATGCAGGCCAGCAATGGCCCGCCTTTCCGTCTCCTGCCGCTCCATCTCACGGGCATCTATATGCTCCCTAGACAACCCCAAGTGAAAATCGGCGTCCAGCTTCTGCCCCGCCTGTACGCTGTCCAGGTCAAAAAGCCTGGAAACGTAGTCCAGCGCGTCCCCACTTGCGCCACAGGACCAGCAGCGGAAACGCCCATTCTTGAAACTGATTGAAGGGTGCGTGTCCCCATGAAAGGGACAGATCGCCCAGCCTCGATGGTCAAACTTCGCCCCATAAAAACGTACAGCATCCTGAGCCGGGACCCATGCCCGAATTTCTCGAAAGTCAATCATGCCGCTCCGCCTCTCTCGCCAGCCATGCCCGAAGAGCCTCCACGGGGACAAGGACGCGACGGCCAACTTTAATGCGGGGGAAGTCCGCACGGTTAGACAATTCGTAAAATGTGGGCAGGGAAATGCCCAGGGCATTAGCAGCCTCCTGGGAATTAAGGCACAGCTTATCCATTCGCATCCTCCACAAACTCAAACATCTCATCAAATTCCACCTTCAACACCTGGCACAGTTTCCTCGCTGTCGCCGCCCTTACAGGTCTCCCACGCGCAAGCCGCGTGACGCTCTCCTTTGCTAACCCTGCCTCTTTAGCCAAACTGAACATGGAATAACCGCGCCTTGCGACCCGCTGCCGGAAACCGGGCTTTGCAATGATTAGCAATGCCGTTCACCTCCAATCATTCTCTTTGACTTCAGTTTATCAAAATCGATTTATATTATCCTCAATTTCAAATTGACTTTTCGGATTATTTGCGGTAAAATTGTTGCATAACTACATTTAGGATTGAGGTGGTCGTGTGGGAAATACCTGTGACAAGGAGAAGATTGGGGAGCGCATTGCACATGAGCGGGGGGTGTGGGGAATGACCCAACCGCAACTAGCGGATGCACTGTGCGAAGTTCTGCACGTTGACGATTTTTCAATACAGAAAATTTCCAGCTATGAGCAAGGAAAAAGTTTCCCACATGTACAGGTTGTTTGCGCGCTAGCGGATATTTTTCATTGTTCCGTGGATTATTTGCTGGGCCGCAGCAATACACCAAACCCGGAGGCGGCGGAGGTGGTTGCATACACTGGACTAACAGCGGAAGCGGCGGGGGTGCTGCACAGGCTGCATAAAGCTGATACCGTTACGGGTTCCAGACAGTGCGAGCTTGTAAGCCGATTCATTATGGCGGCAGCCCCAATCTACACTGATATGTACTTGCTAGCAAAGCTGGGGCAGGAGATGCAAGCCGAGTACAAGCCGAAAAAGGTATTCCCGGACGGAAGCATCGATACCGAATTGAAGATGCAAGCGAACACTCGGAGACAGGCCAACAAGTACTTTGGGCCAAGTGAAATTATTTCCGGGGAAGAACTGCTTTTGCACAGGGTGCGCCGCATCGGTGACAGGTTACAGCAAATTGTATTCCGTGTATGTGGTCTGTCTCCAGCGATAGCACATTGCGAGAAAGTTGACGCAGAGCGGCGAAAGGAGGAGTACAGTCTCAGCAAAAAATGGGAAGAAGAAAGAAAAAAGGAGGCGAAAACCGATGGCAAAGAAGGCAAGTAGCCGCAACGCTCAGGGCGCTGGGACCATCCGCAAAAAGACGGTGACCCGTAATGGGAAGCCGTACACCTATTGGGAAGCGCGCTACACCGAGGGCCGAGACCCGGGCACTGGAAAGCAGGTGCAGCGGTCCATTTATGGCCGGACACAAAAGGAAGTGCGGGAGAAGCTGCAGGCGGTAGCTGTTACGCTGAACACGGGCACCTATACAGAGCCGGATAAAATGACCGTTGGTGAATGGCTGGATATGTGGCTAAAAGAATATGTTACCGGTGCTGTGAAGCCGTTTACACTGGCATCCTATACGGCGCAGTGTGAAAACCACATCAAACCCGGTCTTGGTGCGATTAAGCTAACTGCGCTAAACTCGGTGCAAATCCAGAAGTTTTATAACGGCTTGAAAACCACGCAGAGCAAGGGGAAGGGAAAGAACAACATGCTATCGCCCAAAACGATCAAAAACGTTCACGGTGTTTTGCATAAAGCATTGGATAAGGCGGCGGAGCTTCGCTACATCGCTTTCAATCCGTCTGACCCATGCACACTTCCCCGGATCAAAAAGAAAGAAGTCAAGCCCCTTGAACAGTCTGAAATTGCCGCATTTCTCAAAGCCGTTCAAGGGAGTCGCTATGAAAATCTGTTCACGGTCGTTCTCTTTACAGGTCTGCGGGAAGGGGAAGCCCTCGGCCTTTCCTGGGATAAAGTGGATTTCACAAATGGCACGATCCTCGTCAACACCCAGCTACAACAGGCAAAGAAGCGCGGCGGGAACTACTATCTGGCCGAAACGAAAAGCAGCAAGGGCCGCTTGATTACTCCGGCCCCCTCTGTTATGGCAGCGTTGAGGGCGGAAAAGGTGGTGCAAGCAGAACGGCGTTTGATGGCTGGCAGGGCATGGAACAACAAGTACAATCTCGTGTTTACAAATGAAATTGGAGAGAATTTGGCAATCAATACCGTCTACAAGAACTTCAAGAAGATAGCAGCGGAAATTGGACGTCCAGACGCCAGAGTTCACGATTTGCGGCACACCTTCGCTGTTATGTCCCTTCAAGAGGGGGACGATGTAAAAACGGTGCAGAGTAATTTGGGACACGCTACAGCATCCTTTACCCTGGATGTTTACGGACACGTTTCGGAGAAGATGAAAAAGGAGAGCGCGGCCCGCATGGAAGCGTTCATTGAGAGCGTGAAAAAGGCATGAAAAACGGCTCCAGAAGTTATTCTTCCGGAGCCTATTTTTTGCCCTTATTTTTACCCTTTACAGGTGCTGTTTACCCTTTAGTTTGCCCTTTAGACAATTTACCCCTATTTATATAGGGCGGCCTGAATCCCTTTGATTTCAACTGTTTTACAGAATGCGTTTTTCTGTATTTACTGTGATGCTCTGAATTAAAATTTATTCGAATCCCTCCTTCTCCGCCACAGAAAGCCTTGAAACCGTCAGGTTTCAAGGCTTTTCTTTTTTGCGTCCTGCAAGCGTTTTCGCCGCAGGAAAACCCCTTGGCGGAAGGGCGGCGGAACGAAAGAGAGACATCTGCTAAAAGCAGATGTCTCTCTTTCATGGAGCGGCTGATGGGAGTCGAACCCACCTATGCAGCTTGGGAAGCTGCCGTTCTACCGATGAACTACAGCCGCATCTGAGTTGTTATTATACCAGACCGCTTCATATTTTGCAACCCCCAAATCTTCTCCGGCATGAACGCCTTTTCGCGGACATAGATTCTACCATCGAAGCAAAGGGGGATCACCATGAAAAAACTCGTCGTGCTGCTGTGCGCCCTGCTGGCGCTGGGGAGCAGTGCCCAGGCGCTGGAAGTATCCGCGCCCTCGGCTCTGCTGATGGAAAAGGAGACGGGCACCGTCCTCTTCGCCAAGGACGAACATGCCAAGCTGGAGCCCGCCAGCGTCACCAAGGTCATGACGCTGCTGCTGACCATGGAGGCCATCGACGCCGGACAGCTCCACTATGACGACGTGGTCACCGCGTCGGCCCACGCCTGCTCCATGGGCGGCAGCCAGATCTGGCTGAAGGAGAATGAGCAGATGACGGTCAGCGATATGCTGAAGGCGGTGTGCGTTGTCTCTGCCAACGACTGCGCCGTGGCGCTGGCGGAGACGGTGGCCGGCAGCGAGGAGGCCTTTGTGGAGCGAATGAACCAGCGGGCCGCGGAGTTGGGCATGGCCGATACCCACTTCTGTAATGCCACCGGCCTGCCGGCGGAGGGGCATGTCACCTCCGCATACGACATCGCCCTTATGAGCCGGGAACTGATCCGAAACCACCCGGACATCCGCCAGTACACCACCATCTGGATGGATTCCCTGCGGGACGGGGCCTCCTCCCTGGTGAACACCAACCGCCTGATCCGCTTCTACCAGGGAGCCACCGGCCTGAAGACCGGCTCAACAGACAGTGCGCTGTACTGCCTCTCTGGTACGGCCGAGCGGGACGGCATGGAGCTGATCGCCGTCATCATGAAGGCACCAACCTCCACCCAGCGGTTTGAGGATGCCACCAATCTGCTGAACTATGGCTTTTCCACCTACACGCTGGAGAATGTGGTGCCGGAGTCCGCCCTGCCGCCGGTGCCCGTGTCCCTGGGGACCCAGGCCACAGTGCAGCCAGTGCTGGGGGAGAACACGCACCTCCTACTGGAAAAGACCAAGGCGGGCAGCCTGCAGCAGCTGGTCACCCTGGCGGACTCTGTGGAGGCGCCGGTGGCGGCGGGCAGTCAACTGGGGACCCTCACCATCACCTCCGGGGAAGAGGTCGTGGCGGAGCTGCCCATCCTGGCAGGAGAGGAGATCCCACGGGTCACCTTCAGCCAGATGCTGGTCCAGATGCTGCGGACGGCCTTCCTCTGCGGCTGACGGCGGTGGGGGGCGCTGCGCCCCCTGAAATCCCGGCGGATTGCGACCGCTTTCCCTTGTGTCCCGTTTCGGAGCATGGTATAATAAAGCAACAAACCCGCGCAGCTTTACGAAAGAGAGGCCGGTCATGATGCTGGATGTCAAATCGTTCCAATTACAGTCTTTTCTGCCCCTGCCCTATGAGGAGGTCCTGGCGCCGCGGCTGAAGCGGGCCCATGAGAAGCTCCAGAGCGGCAGCGGTGCCGGCGGAGAGTTCACCGGCTGGGTCCATCTGCCCCGGGACTATGACCGGGAGGAGTTCGCCCGCATCCAGGCGGCCGCGTCCCGGATCCGGGCCAACTCCCAGGCCCTGGTGGTCATCGGGATCGGCGGCTCGTACTTAGGCGCCCGGGGTGTCATCGACTGCCTGCGCTCTCCCAATTACAACCTGAAGCGCAAGGATACCCCCAACATCTACTTTGTGGGCAACGGCCTTTCCTCCGACGCTATGGGGGAGGTGCTGGACCTGGTGGCGGATGTGGATTTC